ATTATAGTGTTAATTGTTATTACTGGGATTTTATTATTAGAAAGAAAAGTATTACTAGAAGCGTTAGAATGTACGGAAGATGAATTAAAAGAATCTGAGGAAGACTTTAGATGTGAAAAAAATAAATACCAAAGAAAGTTATATGCTTATAATGTATTGAAAAATAAGGTTGAGGATATACATCAATTCCATTTATTTAACGAAACTAAAGACAAAACTGCTAATAGATTATATGAATTAATTAAATAGTATGAATAAAGAACAAGTAGCAGAAAGTTTATTAAATCATAGTGATTGAGCTATACGGGAAATGTATAATACAATCAATAAGGATGAAAAAATGAAATCTAATAATGAGGAGTTCTTCCAAATGTTAGATGATGAAATTCAAAGAAGAAAGGTCCAGACTAATGACTTATTAGATAAATAATTATATTATGATACAAGTAATACCAACTTATTTCAAGCGTAATGAAGAATGAGTTTTAGAAATAAGTGAAACAAGCAACTGATGATATGCAATTCAAATGTCTTGAGAAAGGAGGCAAGAATTAAAAGATAACCCAGAATTAATTGAAAAGGATTATTGATATATAATAGATCAGATAAAAAAGAAAACTCAACACTTATTGGATAAAAAAAATGAAGATCAGATTTATCAAGAAGAGCATGAATGATATGACGATTGTTGAAGTAGTACAATTAGTATTTAAAAAAGATTATGTGTGAATTAAAATATATAGAAGAACATTTAGATGAATTTGAAGATGTTATAGTTGAAAGAGTAGTTAAACAGACATTAAAAGATTGTGATGATATAATGGAAAATAATCCTTTTGCTTGTGAGAAAGAAGAAGAAGCTATAAAAAAGAAGGCATTAGGGTTGCTAGATTTAATTAACGAAAGAAAATTATGATAGATAATTGACATAATTACTTAGAAATACATAGAATGGAAATAGAGCAGAGAAATCTAATATCAGAAGCTAAAAAGACAAATGATATGGATAGATTATATGAAATACAAGAACTTACTGATGATATAAATTACAGAACAATAGAAGTATTTAGATCTATAAGAATAAATTAAGATGGAAACAATAAGCCTAGAACTAAGTAAAAGATTAGCTCCTTATTTGGAGGATGTGGAGACAGAATTTTTTTATTACAACGATGTAGAATATGATATAAATAATTATGTATTATTAGATACAAAGGAAGAGCTTTTTAAAAAGTTTCTACAATGACATGATTTTAAAACTCTTACATTAGAAGAAGCTATTGAATTTTTACAAACTAATATTGCTTGAATATATGATATAGTCTCTGCAGAAAGTACTCAATGAAATTACTTTGAATGTAATTACTATAAAGATTGACCAAATAAAGATAAGCCATTTGATGTTGTATCTTGAAAAACTCTACTAGAAGCAATAGAAAAGATGTTAGAATATTTACTTGATAATGATCTATTATAATGAAAACGGAAATACCATATATGTCCTTCGAAAAATGGGGGGTAGAAAAAGACTTAGCTGAAGAATACCATAATAAAATACAATCTTGAGAAATAAAAGAAGTTAATAGATTAACTCTATGTAAGATAGAGACAGCATTAGGGTTAGTGGAAAAACCAAGTGAAGAGAAATTAAAAGAATGTAGAAGTAGATTACTTACTTGTTGATAATAAAAATTATGGGAGAATATGAAAAACTAAAATGGATATGTGATAAAATAGGGTATGAGTATACAAACTGGGATGAAAATTATTCAGATATATGAGCATTTGTACAAGAATTATGAGAAGGAAATCGTATACTTGATTGTTATGAAAACTGGATACCAATGAATCCAAGAGAGATTATATTCACTCCAGAGTTTATGGAAAAATACTCAGAGTATAAAGTTGTTGAAGTTAAGATAGCTTATCAAGATTTATATAGAGAAGTTATGTTTAATTTAGATAACCCAGTAGACTATTTATATAACCTATTAGATAATTAATTATGAAACAAAAAGTCAAAGAGCTCTCTGAACTAGTAGATGAACTAGTAGAAGAAAAGAATAACCTAGTTAGATATGAACACTATAGTAAAAACTCAGAAGAAGGGAGTAGTAACGAATGGTATAATAAAGTGAAGATACAGAAAATAGAGTGTGAGATAAGAGAGGTTCTAAAGAAAATAAATATATTATTTGATAATAAATAGAAGATGAGATATAAACTATTAAAGGAACTACCAGGGTGTAAAAAGTGAACAATATTTGATGAAGATGGATTTTTTATTGAATGAGAAATGGAAGAAAGCGTCGACGATACTATTGATGTACATTTTATTGATAAATTCAAACATAACAAAGAATGGTTTGAAGAGATTAAGGAAGTGAAGAGTATATATGATTTGAAGGAATGAGATACGTATTTCTATATAGATAGTAATAGTAATGTATCTGAACGAGAAGATGTATGATACAGTGTAAAAGATATTTTTTGTTGAAACGCATTCCTAACTAAAGAAGAAGCTGAAACAGAACTTCAAAAAAGGAAAGATATTGCTGAAGTTAATAAATATATGTATAATAATAAAGAAGATCATTATTTAATAGGTTTAATAGAGAATATAAACCTAGCAGAAGAAGTAGCGATAAAATACGTAAAAACTGAAAAGAACTAGAAGCAGAATACAAAATATTATTTGATATAAAATAAACAATGAAACAAAAACTAGAAGAAATGACAAACGACTGAATAGAAGCTCTTACTATTATAGAAGAGAATGAATGAAATGAAGAACTAGACGAAGAACTTTCTGATGAGTTCTACAGCTTAATCAGAAGAATAGTAGAGAAAGGGAATAAAATCCTAGAGTGTGAAACACAATATTTTATTAATCATAAATAAAATTATGAAACAAAAAGACTTCGAAGAACTAATGATGAATTGGAATGACTGTAAAGAAAAGAATACTAAGGTAGAATCTATTTTAAATCCAAAAAAATAAAAACATGAAATATTTAAAAGAACATAAAAAAGCTATTATTATTGCATTTGTTGTTATTATTGCATATACTCTGAATTCTCTATTTTTATATTCAGAAGTGAATGAAGCAAAAGCTCAATTATTAGAAGCCCAAAAACCTAGTTATGTTGAAGTTCAAAAAAATAAGATTGATAAATTATATTCAACTAGAAATGAATTAATATCTGCTAATGAAAGAATGACTTTACAGTTATTAGATAATGAGGAATTTAAATATATGACTGAATCTATGATTAGATGTGAAAAAGAAAATACATTTAATGAAATTAAGGTAATATGTCTTGAAAACTGGAAAAATTACTCAAAAAAGTAGAATCTCCGAAAAAAGAGAAAAAACTACCCTCTGTAACAGTAGTTGAAGAGGTAAAAGGTAAGAATATAAGCGAAGATAAAAAAGACCTCATAGAGGGCTTAATAAGCAATGAATTTAGTATTGATATACTTTCTTACTCTGTAGCTATGCAAGAAACAGGTAATTGTACTAAATGATACTGAATTACACATAATAATTGTTTTTGAATCAAACATTGAAATACTGTACCTTGCCCATGAGTTCCAAAAATGGCGATGTGCAAATTTGATTCACCAGAAGAAAGTTACGAAGCATTTAAAATTATATGGACTAAATGGTATTGAGAATTGCCAGATATAAATATGGCTAGAAAATGGAGTTGAGATGATAGATCAGAAGATTGGATGAATAATGTGCTTTGGTTTTATAATGATACATATTCTGCACTATAAAAAGACTAGAGATTAATCTAGTCTTTTTTATAGTCAAAAAAAACTCTAAGCACGACTTTGGAAATTATGCAATAAAAAAAGCTAGATGGTGGTCTAGCTAAAGTGTCGGGTTTTACAGCTCCTGCTAAACTCTTCTTATGGAGTCCTAGGTAGGTAAGCGTTTAAACCGTCTCATTCGTTCCAACTTCTTAAAATAGTGATTAGAATTATGATGAGTACGACCGTGAGTTCGTCTATGCCTTCGATTATTCATAATATATCCTTCAGTAAGTTGAAGTCTATTATATCTATTTAATTAATTCTTGCAATTTATTCTTCCACTTCTTCTCAGTTCTTGCAAATCATATATCAATTAGTGTTTTAGTTTTTCCGTCTTCTCACTTATAATCATTAAAAATTGGCTCGTAACCGTCTTTTATTAGATCTTTTAATATATCACTATACTTATTAGTATCTACGTTGTTAGAATCGTTGTTTTGGAAGTGAGGCATATCTGTTTGCCATAAATCATAACCCCAATCAATTCAATACTCTTTTGCTACTTTTGCAATTTCATTCCATTTATCAAAGTTAACAGGGTATAATTCGACCCCTTTAAAAGCAATATCTATTGCTAGACCTTTTGTGTGCTGTGAATTTAAAGTCCATGTAACCTTAGGTGTTTGATTATATAAATAATCTTGTCTTTCTTGTGATCTATATCATTCTGTAACGAAAATGTTACTTACTCTTGGATCTTTCAGAAACTTTTCTACTTTTTCTTTAAAAGGAGATACTAGTTTATTTAAATCTCTATCAGTTTCATTTACTGTCATATTTATTTTTTACTGAAATAAGTATACATTGAATACGCTACCTTAATCTTAAAGTCTGCATAAGTTCAGAATTTCTTGTTTTTTATTAAGTATTTAGCTTCTATACATTCAGCCCAATCTTCTTTTACAGCAGTTCTTGGATCTTTTGTAGTGTAAGCATTCTTGTTATGTGGAGTGATTCACATTATATTGAGTAATTTTATTAGTTTTCAGTTACTTATATACCCCCATAGTTTTTGGTAAGCTAAAGGCATTTTATAATATACATGATGTGCGTATTCATGTTCTAGTATAGATTTTTGAATTCTATCGTCGAGTAGAAAGAATCTATCATATAGAGTAATTCTTTTGGTAAATCTATTATATGATGCGTTAGATTCTCACTTATTATCTTTCCTTATTACTTTTAGTCCTTTATATTTTCTCATATAAAAAAAGAGTTAATTATTAATTAATAACAATTATACTCTTCTCTTTGGTTTGTCAACTTTTGTAAGTCTCTTAGTTGTTTTTTTTCTAGGTCATTTCTTTCTAGGCCTTAACTCGATACCTTTTTCTCTAGTGATTTTTATTCTTCTTGGTTTTGTAGTTGCCATAATTTATTAGTTAAATTCTATAATATCTATTTGTAGTTGCTTTGCTATAGTTGATATGTTTTCATTATTTATATTTTCTTTCTTATTACCTTGTATTACAACTATTAATAAGAATAGCATAACAAGCAATGTAAGCACTTCTAGTAGTAATTTTATCTTATCCATTATATAATTATTAATTTTAATATAGCTGCTATAATAGCAGTTCCGATTATTCATAAAGCCCACATAAATCATATATCCCATTTTTTCTGTTTTTCTGTAATTTGACCTATTTTAATTGAATTAGCTTGATGTTCTTCTTTAGTCGCAAAATGTTTTGGAAGTTCTTTTAAGAAATCTTCCATTTTTTGTTCTATATTTAAGAACCCTTCTTTCATATCTTCTTTAATTTCTTTTATATTTTCAGACATAGTGTTGTGGCTTTGCTTAAGGAGTGCTAATTCTTTGTCGTTATTTCATACTTTCTCATCTATTTTTATGTAATCCTCATGCACTTTCTTTCATAACTTATGTCGCAACTCTTGGTCTTTTTCAAGAACCTTATTAGTAGCCTCAAGTAATTCTACTTTAGTAACGTGATCTGACATGTGACTTTTGTAAGTATATAATTTAGATATAATATACGGATTATAAAATTAAAGTCAAAAAAAAAGACTACTTTTTAGCCTTGTTTTGTAACCAAGTAAATGACTAATTTATATTAGTCAAAGTATTTTATTTGTAGTTGCATACTCTCAAAATAATTCTACTGATCTTTTATCATACCATTTTACAAGTTTAATTAAATCTTTTGATTCTTTTCTGTAGACTTTTCATTTATATTTAACTCTTGCAACATATGAATTTATGCCTTTTCGTTTATATATTCATTTATAAGGCACTTTTCAAACAACTTTTGTTATATTATAACTATTCTGCTTAAACGTGCATTTCCTCAAATTTTCTTTCCTATTATCTAGGTAGTCTCAATTTATATGGTCAATAACTTCTGAGTTATTAGGTTCTAATAAAAATCTATGTATTTTTACAAGTTTATTATCTATTCTTGTTTCAACACTATGTCTTTTTGTTTTATACCAACAATGATTTCTTAATTTTTCAAAATCAGAGATATCTATTTTCATATATTCTCATCATGTTAATTTTAATTCATAAAAACTTCATTTATCTATTTTATGTCTCATCCTTGGCTTACATAGTCTACAAGACTTCATTGAATTATACCAAGTATCCGAAATATATCCACAATTATTACATATAGTATTATATTTATAAGGTGACTTCTTTGTAACAACATCTAATATTATATGGTCAAATATTTTTTCTCATTTTTTATACATATTTTACAATTAACGTTTAATATAACTTATTATATTAATATAGTTAGTCGTGTCAATTTATTTTCTCTTATAGATTGCTGTTCTTCATGTGAAATACCAAGTAACCCATCAAAACATTCTTACTCATAAATAATAAGAAATTCTTTTATATGTCTTTACTTTACATATTATCATTAATTCATTAAAGCATTGATCTGCATCTTTTCTTTTTAATATTTTACGTGAATAAAGGTTATCATGAAATAAACTTCATATTAAAGTATCAGTTCACATAGGAGTTCCTATAATATGAAATAACCTTGGGATTGAAGCTCCATCAAATTCAAATCATTTCGGTATATATACAGTAAATGGTTTTCAGAAAGTTCTAAATGTATATTCTATATCTTCAAGAACTACCCATGTTCTTCCCCCATGAAGGGGAGATATTTTAATAGATTTATATAATTTCTTTAAGTTCATATTATTCGATATTCATATAAATAAAATCATCTATCATTGCTACTGATTCATCATCTAATCGTATTCAAACATATATACCTAAGGCATATATTATAATATGAGTTATAAATAATAACAATCAATACATTATATATATTTTTAATCTTCCAGTATTCATCGTAATTCATTCCAAGTTATAAATATGTTCAATAGCTTCATAACAGTTTAATGGTAGTTTTAATCACTCATATTGTTTTAAATCAAAACTAGGGATAGATACTACCTTTTTTATACTTCTGTCTATTAGATAGTCTCTAGAATAGATTTTAAATATACCTTTCTCAAAGGAAAGTATCATATCTCAATTTTGTAATATAGAATGTCGGATATTTAATTTACCGTATTTACTTTTGGAAATGAGTTCTATATATTTCATTATACATCTGTTGGGCGATTATCTGTAAATTCATGATTACTTACACTTACATAAGGATTACTTTCTCAATCTAATCAATAAGCTTCTAATAGTATAACATTTACTTCCTCCTCTGTTACAGATACAAACTGAAAATCAGGGTCCTTTATCATAAGGGCATTTAATCTTGCTTGTGGAAGATTTCATTCATGTTCCGCAATTGAGATATAAGTTCCATCTATTGATTCATATGGTGTTTCAATAAAATTTATATCTCCATTAGATTCAGAATTTGCTCTCCCATCTGTATTAGGATGTTGATAATAACTATCGTTAATCTTCTTTGCTTTCCAAGTTACGTATTTTTTAACTATAGGCATAATATTATATTAAGTAGTAAACGAAGAAAATGGTAAACCAGATCCTCAATTATATAAATTAGAAGCATCTGTACTTGTTAAAGCTTTGTCCCATATTCAAATTTCATCAGTAGAACCATCTAGATAATTAGATGGTGTACTGTCTCAAGATCTAGCTATACTAAATCTATCAAAATTAGGCGCTGGGTTAGCATTTATTGTTCAAGCAGTAGCTCAATTTACATTTACTCAATTTTGATATAAATCCATTGTAGTAGCATTAGTCCATACTCATATTATATGATACCAAGTACCAGTTGATAAAGCTCAAGCATTTGATATTATTGTTCCTGAATTAATACTATCTCTTAGGTTTATTTGTGGGACTCAACTATTAAGTAGAATTCTTGAATAATTATTATCTACATCTTTATCAAAAAATCAAAATGGTGATCTAAATCAAGAATCATTTATTTTTATCCAACCTCAAACAGAAAATGGAAAAGAACTTATTCCTAAATTGGAGTCTTTTTCTATCCTATCATTAGTTCAATCATGAGTATATCATCAGTTTATTTTCCCACTTGCTGTATATGTTGATCCATTAATAGTTAAATCATTAGATGGACTATTTACTTCACTTGGGAAACTACCATTTGTATCGTGTTTATAATATGCAACTAAATTAGTTAGAAGTCAATTAGGAGCTCATACAGTATGATCTATAATTCCTATTTTAAACATATTGTAAAATTATAAATTAAACTAAGTCTCAAACTAATAACCATGTATCAGTTGCTGTTTTTATTAAAGTAAGTCACACATATTGTCAATTACTTTCTAATGCTGCATCTTTTGAATTAATTGTAACTCATCCACCTCATACAGTAACTGCACCTGCTCACAATTGAGCTAAATCAACTTGCGTTCACACTGGAAATGCTACAGAAGCATTTGTAGGTATCGTAAGAGTTATTGCAGAAGCATTAGATAGTGTTACTAGTTTATTTTGGTCTGTTAATACTAGAGTATATGTAGTTCCAGTTTGTGTATTAATAGAAGTTGTTTTATCTAGTTTATTATCTAGTTCAGTCTGTGTAGAACTAGATATATAGTCTTCTATTTGATTCTCTTTAATTAATGTCATATTTAATTATTTAATTATTAAAAGATCTCTAAGTTACTTAGGTCTAATAGTATATCTCATGTTGTTGAATTATTTTCTACAGCAAACTCAATATAATCATCTAATACTAGATCTAATCAAGCTTGTACTGTAATACTTGTTGGAGCATTATTCTGTGTGCAAGCTTTTGAATTAGTAATAACCGCTCAGTTCTTAGCTAAGTATCAGCATAAAGTATCTGATCAACCAGCAGATTTCTCAACAGTAGCAGTTGCTATACATTGTAAATGGATAGGTTTTTCTCACTTATAAGTCATTCTACCCAAAGATGCACTAAATTCAAACTTATTAGCGTTTGAAAGACTCCAGGCATCCGTTTCTCCAGTATTAGCATCATTTACTATAACTGGCACTCAAATTGAAGTTATAGTAACAGTAACTGCTCCATCTATAGCCATTCAAGCATCTGACTTAGTATCTTCAACATTAGCAGAGTTAGCTTTAAAGTCCCATCTTATATCACTCTCTGTTATATTTTCTAATGGAGTAATATTTCATACAAAAGATGAATCTCTAACAGTAGCCACTGCTCATGCTGGAAGATTCGCACTTGATGCAACTCAAGATATTCATATGGCAGCAGTTCATGCTGCTGTTGATAAAAAGAATAAGTTTGAGTATTCTATATTAGTTGATACAGAGCTTCCTATATCTAACATTTTAAATCAGTCAGTAGCTGATGATATAAATATTCTATCAAGATTTTGTATAAGTATATTCGCTCAAGTTACAGTAATTCAGCTTGTAATAACACTACTAAAGGCACAATTTGTTATCTGTAATGTTAAAGGATTATCAAATAAACCTATCTCATCACAATTAGCGACCCTTACTCCGTCCATAATAATTATATCTGTTCAATCATTTGTAAAATTAATTATTCTTCAGTTTGGACAATTTAACCTTATATCTACTACTGAATAACTTACATTAGTTGACGTAAACATATCTCAAGTTCATGTATATTCTAATTGTGGTCATAAGATATTATTCCCTGTAAGAAGAGTTCAATTAGACATAACAAAGCGATCAGTCGTGCTTATATCCTCAGTAATAAGATAAATTGTGTTAGCTAGTAGAGTAATAACTCAAGCTACAGCAGCAGGGAAATCTGCCATTGTACGTATTTGGACAGTATTTAATCAAGGTAAATTTGACATGTTTCTATAATTATATAATAAACCAATTTGCGTTGTCGCTAATTAAAGTAACACTTTCCCCTTTTCATATTGTAAGACTAGGATTACTATTAATAGTCTCAGTTCCATCTGGGTCTAGTGTTGTTGTATTTAAACTTATATCTGTTCTTATATAAGAATAAGACTCATTTAACAACCCTACAGCTGTAGGAAGATTAATTGTACTAGATCATCCTGAATCATCAACATAAGTAATAGCTCTTCATACACTACTACCTGTTTTTGTTATACTTCATGTAACAACTAAATCTCAATCAATTGTTGTATCTCATATTGTACCTCATCCAGAACTTGTACCATCTTCTATAATAAACCATTCTCATATCTCAAGTGGTCTAATAAAATGAAAAGTTGTAGCTGAATCCCATACTATATCACTATTTTTTAAAGCAACTGTTTTATTATCAGTTACTCTAAAAGAAGCATTAGCATTAAATATAGCTGCCGATGCTCAAAGAGATGTAACATCTCAAGTATCTCAAATAGTTCTTGTTGTTATTCAAGCAGTAGCTCAAGTTCAATCTGTAATATCAATGATTTCTCACGATAGAAAAGCAGTTGTAACAACAAAAGTTACAGTTTTATTAATGAATAAGTCTTTTAAACTTCCCCAACTTACTCTTTTTAATTCTCAAGACTGTGGATCTAATGGATCAAATAAGTCCTCACTATCTGAAATAGGAAACTTATCATCATCTACTAATATACTCTTGTCTAGTAAATCTTTAGTTACTCTTATTACCATAATATTTTAATTAAATTTTAAGTCCAATCTGTTGTAATTACATTTGTTTGTGTACTATCAGGATCAGAATCCCCTAGCTGCTCTCATGATATATCACATAATAATATATTGAGCATATTGGATAGCGCATTAGCCGATACAAACCTAGGAGTTTCCCATCCTGTTGTTGGTTTTATTCGAGTATTCCATGATGTAGTTGGTTTATTTCTAGGCATAATCTAAGTATTAGGGATAAATAAACATATAACGAATATTATTATTGCAGTTATTAAATCTTCCATAATCATTTGTTATTTAACTAATTTATTCATAATATCAGGACTAAGTTCTTTTACTCATTTAGTTCTAATAAAGTCTTCAAATGCAAACTTTTCTAACCCAGATAATTTATTAACTAGATTAGCAATATTTGTTTTAACTACAGTGCTTCATGCTACTCTTCATAATAAAGCTCATCAAATAGCTCACTGTAATCTATCAAATACATCTCATTGAGTTCATACTCAACCTATTATTGCTCAAGCTCAACTTGGAGCAAATGCATTTATTAATGCACTAGCTTGATCCGCAGAATCTTTTCTAGCAATAGATTCAGCTAAAGTAAATGATACTTGAGTGTTTTTATTTAATGCTTTAATATTTTTTATTCCAGCTTTCTTAGCTTCATCTTCTATTCTCTTTTGTACGGATGCTCTTACTTTACTTGCTCATAATTTATTAGTACCTGCAATAACTTCTCATGAATCTTTAAAGATATTTATGAATGCGTCCATACCTCTTTTAACTTCATTTTTTTCAGCGGTATTTAGTCATTTAGTTTGTAATTTTTCTGATAATTTAGTGAATCTTAATAAATCATCTTCAAGACCTATTTTACCAGTTAAGTTTTCATTTATAATTTTCAATGCTTTCTCAGAACCTTCATCAAATGATTCTTTCTTAATCTTATTAAGTGCCGAATCTACAGCTTTTCTACTCTTAGTAGCATCTGCAAATAAGTCTTTAACTATAGCTTCTTTACTACCTTTAATCTTTTTCTTTAATAAGAAATCAGCAACACTACTTACTTCTTCTATTCAATCTGATTTTAACTGTTTAGCTACTTTATCAAGTTTAGCTGGATTTAGTAGTCAAGCAAGTTCTAGTTTTTCAGCTATACCCTTACTAATTTTTCATATTCATTTTATTGTAGAGCCAATTAATGGTCATGCTACAGCTCAAACAGCGAATTCTTCTGGTGATGTTTCTCATTCTGAAACTATTCCAAATTTAGCAAATTGAGTTCATGATGTAAGTCCTGTTTTTAATGTATTGAATACCTTAGGAGCTTTTTGTCATAATTTATCAATAGCTGTTGAAAGTTTTCTTATTTTATCAGCAGCCTGTGGGAATTTAGCAGCTAATTTAGCTTGTCAACCAGGCACGAATAAGAAACCTACTTCAGTTCAAAATTCTCAAATAGTAGTGGTAAAGTCTTCTGGATCTACTCATAATACTTCTTGAAATTGTTCTTTTGTATCTATTCAATCTTTTTTAAATTGTTCTTCTAGTGAAGGGAAATCAATTCAAGCTTTTTCTAGTAAAGCATCAACTGGTTTTCCTATAAAGAATCCTCCAAGATTACTTGCTATTTCAGGTAGTTGAGATATTGCTGCTCAAGTTAATTTTCAAGGAGTTTCTACTATTTGTTCAAGAAATCCTTCTTCCTCTATTTTTGGAGTTTCAACAACTTCAACAGTTTCTTCTCTTACTTCTACAGCTCATAATTCTTCATCTATATTTATACCTTGCACAGATATTCATTTAGATTTAGCTAAGTCTAATCAGAAATCATATATTTGATCATCTGTTAATCATTGCGCTTCTGGAGATGCTTTTAATGTATCTAATTTATTATAGAATTCATCTATAGATATAGAACTAGCAGACACTTGATCTATATCAGCGTCTACTTGGTTATTTATAGCTTCTACATCAACTCCTGTATTTTCAAGAGTTTTAATTGTTTTAGTTTCATCTTCTTGCCTAAATGGGTCTGATCAGAAACTTACTAGGCTTTGTATAAAATTTGTCATTCTTTAAAAAGGGTTAACATTAGTAAAAGGATTAACTATCTTACTAGATCTATTTTTCCATCAAGTCCTTCAAGAACTATCTGTTTTAATGGGAGGAGTAGTAACTGTAGGAGTTGGAGTAACTACAGGAGCTCATCCAATTCATAATCCTTGTTTCAATGTATCGAAATCTGTAAATCAGAATTCTTTAGTTTTAGAATCTAATATTGAAGTATATTCTTTCTCAAATTCTTCAAGTGCAATATCAAACTCTTTATCTTGCATTGTTGCAGTTGGAACAAGTCTAGATAGTCTAGCAGCTTCTTGTTCTGTTACAGCAGCACCAGATATAGATTTAATAAATTCAGCTAGATTTTTACCTGCAATTTGGTCAAGTCTTATGAAATCATCTTGTCAGAATCATGCAGTTGCTTGCGCTCTAGATGTTCTAGCTGCAATAGGTCATGTATCTACAGTTTTCTTTAATTCTTTTAATGAGTTTATTCTCTCAATAACATTAGTAAAATCTGTTAATTCTTGTCTATCTTTAGTTTTTAAATTTTGAAATTTAAAATTACCTATATCAGTTCTATCATAAAATCAAGCGTTTTTTAATTCTTCATTTAATTCAGCCTTTTGAGTAGATGTAAATTCTCATAATGGTATATTTCAATCCCATACAGATTGTGCATTAGCTGATAGTTTTACTTTAGGAGTAACTCAATCAATTTGTTCTTCTCAAGATATAACTCATGTAAATCATTCTTGTTTAGCTATATGTGGAGCTAATTCAGTCATATTAATATCTTTAAGTTTTGTATCTAATGATATACCTGATAATCTTGATACTCATTGTGCCCATTTAGGATCTTCTGCATATACTTTACCTAATTGTCATAATGTTGATTCTCAATTTAACCCTGTTCTAGTATTTCAAGTTTGTTTTGCAGTTAAATCTTTTATAAGTCCTTCTAATCATGCTTCAGGAGATCAGAATATAGTATGTCCTTCATCATCTACACCAAATCATACATCTCATGCTTTTAGATTTCCTGGATTATTATTTCTATCTGGTCTATTTTGAGTAGTTCAAGCAGTAACTTGTTTTACTCATGGAATTACTGCAGCAGCTCAACTCTTTAGATCCCATGATCATGTTTCATTATTGAATTCTAAGAAACTTTCACCTCCTAGATTAACAATATTATCTTTAGCTGATTTATTTAATTCACTTTTTTGTTTTAATAACTCTAAAGAATAAGCATGTTTTTTAGCTAAAGTAGCATCTCAAGCTGTAATTGCTTCTCTTTTAGCTTGTTCAGCTCTAGCTATTTTATCTATTAATAACTTATCTTGTCTTTCTGTATCTTCTCTTCTAATAATATCTTCTCTTTTTACTCAGTATAGAGTTTCAACTAGAGTATTTTTTTGTTCTAACATTTTAATATTAAAATCAAATTCAGATTTATCTTTTGTGTCTTGATATTGATAATCAGCAAATTGATTTGAATAATCTCTTTGTAGTACAAATAATTCATCATCTATAGATTCCGTTTCTTGTCTTGCTATAGTAAGTTGTGCTGATAAAGGAAGATTTGGAAATCTTTTTTTAATATTTTTTAATATTTTTCTTTTTTCGACTTTTAATTTATCAATATTACCTGCTGTATCTTGAACTGTTTTTCTTAAATCATTAGTTGCTTCAGTTCCTTTTTGGAACTTTCTATACATAGATTCTATATTTTCGAATAGATTTACTTTTGTTTTTAAAAAGTCTTGATCTAATTTTTCAACAGATGATAAGTCTTGTTCTGTTTTAGTTATTTCTGTACCTGTATCAGCTTCACCTCAGAATGATTTATATAATTCCGCAGAACTATCATTTATACCATTTGTTTTAAGTACTTTATCAAACTCAGTAGAAGCTTCTAACATAGCTTCAGTAGGTTGCCCTCAGTTCATTTTAACTAATCTTTCCCATGTTGCACCACCTGTAGATATTTCATTAGCTTTCATACCATCTAAGAAAGTATCCATAGTTCCTCCTTTATATTTAGAGTATTTTTGGAATACTGCAGATCATACAACAGATTCTAAAGATCATTTTGTTATTTTAGTTGATGGTCAAAACTGATTAAATAATTCAATTGCTTCATCAAGATTAGTTGGTTTGAATCATATAGTTCAATCATCTTTTTTAATAAATCCTATAGAATTTTGTTCAGCAAAAAGTTGTTCAGTAGATTTCTCTGCTAAACTATCTTCAACTTCTTTTCTTATTTCATCTTCTGTTTTAACTGGTTCTATAACTTCAGGAGCAACTGCTACTTCTTCTTTAATTTCTTCAGTAACTACTGGAGGTGGAGTTATAGGAGTAGGAGTTACTTCTTCCTTAACTTCTTCAGCTAATACTGGAGGAGTTATTTCTTCTTCAGCTTTAATAGGTTCTTGAATTGGTTCTTCAGGAACTACTAAATCCCCTTGTAAAGGAGTAAATCAAGTTGATGCTCTTCATTCTAAATCAGTAGTGACAGGAGATGGTCATGTAGCAACCTCTTCTGTTACTACATTCTCTTTTTTAATTTCTTCTCTATTAGCCATAGATATTTTGTTAAGTATATATTTAATATAACAGATTCTTTATTTTTAGCAAATTATGTTTCAATACTAATATCTTGATTAATTTGTTGGGCATTAATCCCTGGTATAAGTACAGGTTCGAATATTGGTTCTTTAAAATCTTTTAATGTATCAGATTCAAACTCTATTATTTCTTCTTCCTCTTCTTCTCTTTCTTTTTTAGCCATTATGTTTTAATTATATCATAATCATGAGATAACTCATGTAAAATAGGTGGATTAGAATCTTGTGCTTCATTATGAAACTCTATCTTAAATTGTATATCTATCCATTCATCTGTCTCAGAAGAGATATTATCTCTAGCTATTATATCATCAGTAAGTGTTTGTAATGTAATCTCTGTCCAGCTAGCTGCATTATCTACTCTCTTATATAACTTAATATAGTCATCTCAACTTGCATAACTTCTAGCTATTTTCAACATTATTATATGTTTCTCAAGTATTGATCCTCAAGCAAATATATCACTTATAAGATATCAATCTTCTGCTGTTTCTAAACTATTCAAATCTATTTTATCTACTCAATATACCCCAGATTGTGTCTTAAAGGCATATAATAAGAATTGATTTTCTCTTGAGTAATAATCCATACAAGTTATATCTTCAAACGGTAGATTTCCGTTACTTCTTGATACTACCTTATGAAATCCTTTTGGAACTCATGGGACTATACTTCAATATTGATATATTCATACTTGTGTATCTTCAGCAATGAAATACATGTCATCCTCTGCCGTTACAATAGATATATCTTTATTTCTATTAGGTCAGAATTTCATTTTATCCTCATAAGTAGAGTTATCATTAAGTCTATTACTTTTTGTAGCTTTACTAAGTAATTGAGAACTATATCAACTAGAGATATATAAATCTCATTGTTCATTTGATACAAAATCATTATTAGCTTGTTGTCATGATGAAGCTACTCTTATTTTTGTATCTTGACTAGATGTAAAACCATTTGTTACACCATCCCAGAAATACATTGTTCAAGTATCTTCATATAATTTTATAGTAGTTCAATGTTTAGATATTCCCATGACATATGATACAGGGAATGAATATGATGTACCTACAGCTCATGCACTATCTATTGTTCTAATTGTTCCATTATCTCATATAATGAGTATATCTCAAAATCTATATGTTGGAGGAGTTGATATATGAGACCATGTTCACTGTACAACAAAAGATTCATCCATTGTCCCCCATGTATCAGAATCTGCATTTGCTTGACTTATTCTTGATACTCAAATACCAGTAGTTGTTAAACTTGTTTTTGTAAAGAAAAAATACCAACCTCTAAATAACGTAATACCAACTATAATATTACCACTAGCTAATGTATGAGTTGGTGTGTCGTCAGTTGCTGTACCTCTATATATTTCTCCATTTTCTCATCAAAAGTATGTTTGTGATAAACTACCGTCTGTTCTTGAAAATACATCTAATCAATACATTTTACTTGTTCCAGTAGTAAATAGCTTATTACTTTTAGGTCATAAAATTGCACCATAACCTATTTTTAGTCATGTTACATTCATTCATTCAATAAAACTAGCTCATCCTGTTATGAAATTATCCTGTTTTATTCATGGATAGAATTTATTATATGTACGTGATGGCATCCTAATTTAAATTAATCAATAAAGTGTCTTGATCTGAGTTAGATTCTCTAATAAAAGGGTAATCTAATAATAAAGGAGATAGATTTCTATCTGCTAATTCTATAGTAGATTGATCTCTTTGTCTTATATATTCTTGTTTCTCAGCTATAGATTCACTATTCTTACCTTGAGATTTAAGTATATATGGTAAAACACCTTGTATAAGTATATCATGGTGATCTATTGGTATAACCATGTTAGCTTCTACTGTATCTACAGTATAATCAGGAATTTTTTTGATACCTTTTAATTGTAAAGCACTTGTTATAGCTGAAGTAGGTGCTGGAGCAATAAATACACTATTATCTGCTATATAATATATAGGGAAAGCTTGGTCTTGATTATTGACATAATAATTCCATTCTCTCGTTAAAGAAGATAATTTAGTCTCTTTAGCTTTTATATATTTAATACTTCAATCATCATATGTTTCTCCATCGTAATTGATTGATAGTCATTTTAGTTTTTTAGCTCAAGCTGTATCACTAGCCATTAATGGCATTACATATTCGCTTTGATTAGCAACTGTGTCAGTTAAAAATATATCCCAATCATAGTCTTCATTTAATGCAGTTACTATATAACTCCAAAAATTATTCTTAACTATATTTAAATATTTAAGAACTTGTGCATCAGGGTATTGTGTATCATTTACATGTGTTTGATCTCTTGATAAAGATAGGATATCTGAAACGTCCATATTATTTTTTCTTAGAAGCTAAAGGTTTTGCTTTTTTTGGTTCTACTTTTTTTTCTTCTACTTTTTTAGAAACTGTTTTTACTATTTTATGAAATCCATCTTCTTTTGTAAATTCTACTCCAGAAACATTTCTATGTTTAGTAACATCTATTGTTTCCACTCTAATTTTTTCTCAAGCCTTATTTAATACATTATACATACTTCTAAAATTAATAAATAACAAACAGAAACCTATTATCATATAGATAATAAGCTCTGTGTTTGTTACCTAAGCTTCTGCAGCTTGTGAAACAATTTGTAAGTCATACATTCTTTCAGCTCATTCAGCGAAAGTTTTAAGACCATATCTAGCCCAAGTCATATATCTTGTTCCAAGTTGTTTTTGAACATCTTGTACTTTAAGAGATACTTCTTTTTGCATTACTAAGTTAATAGCTCCTCTTTCCATAATCATATTATGAATAGTAACAGCTTGAAAATCATTAGCAGCAGCAGTCATAGAAGTAGAAGCTGTTTTATAACCTCTTTTAGATTCAATAGTAATTAAATCAGTTCCATCAGTTGCAGTAATTCCTTCCATTTTAGCTCTATCAGTAGTAGATAGTTCTACATATTTAGTTCCTGGAGTTGTACCATTGATTGCAGCAACTAAGTTAGTTGCAGATTCATTAGCATCAGAACCAATATCAACATCACCAGCAAGAGTAGGAGAAGCAACAAATGTAAATACAACACCACCAAAAGTAACAGTATTAGTAGCAGTTGGATTAGTAGCTAAGTCTAAAGTGTAATCAGCAGTTAAGTTTGTAGAAACAATAACAGCCATATTTTGAAAATCACCTCTGAATCATTTTTTGAATGAAGCATCAGCAACTTTGAAAGTATTACCTAAAGAAGCTACACCAATTGTAGATAATTGAAAAGGATCAATTACAGCAACCACATTTGAACTATCAACACCATCATTTACTAATTGTGCATAAGCATTACCGTAAGTTTCTACAGTATTACCAGAAGCACCAGTAGTTAAAGTGATTGGAGCAGCAGAAGCGCTATTAGCGTTAGAATATTCGTTAAAGAAGTTACCTTCAATATCTTGTTTGATTCTATATGCAGCTTTAGGAGCAGCAGAAGCAACAACGTCGTATCCATTATCAAGATTATCAACATCATCATAAACGAAAGTTACGATAGGTGTTTGATTGATTGTTAAAGTTTCATTAGAGAAATTTAAATCTTGATCTGTAACATCTGTATACTTAGTATAAGATTGTACGTTTTGAAATTCTGGTCTTGGGAAATTAATAGTATTCCCGTCTGGCATGTCAGCCATTAGAGTAGTGTTAGCTAGATCCATAGCAACTAGAGTATCTTCTAATAATGCTTGAACTAGCTTAGTATATTTTTGCTTATTTAAAGCAGAAACTGAATTAGCCATAATATATAGTATTAAAAATTTAAAAATTTATTTAGTTTTAATACTGCTATTTATTCCTATCTGATTTTTCCTTTAGATCTTTGATATTCCAAATATTTACTATTTGAAAGTTTTAAAGCTTCTTCTTCAGTTAAATCAGCGAGTCTTTTTCTTACTTTGACGTTAGAACTTTTAGAACTAAAGTCGTTGCTTGAAGTAGATTCTGTAGGTGTTTTAGCTTTTACTAAAGTAAGTGCATCTTCGAAAGACATATTAGGATATGTATTTAATGCAGATTCTAGTTGTTTTGAGTATTCCTTAGCTTCAGGATTTTCAATAGTGAAAAACCTAAACTCAGTTTTATCGAAACCACCTTCTTCTTCATCTTCATAATCTCATTCGTCGTCATCATCATTAGCTGATGAAGTTCATTCTAATTTAGCTTCAAGTTTTGCGATTAGCTTAGCTTGATCTTTCATAGTTTTCGACATCTTTTTCCAATTACTTTTTTTACTTTTAGTAGAGGATGTATTTCCCTCGCTACTTGTTTTAGAATCTTCTTCAGAGGAAGTAGTGTCCTCATTAGTCTCGGTAGTAGAGTCATCTTGATCAGCAGATTCGTCTATTAGCTCGAAGTCTAATTTATCAGCCATAATAATATGGTTAGTATATAATGCCATTTAAGGCTCAGATAATTAATATCTAATTTATTGCCACAACGTTGAATATCTTGGTTATGGCAATTGTCAGTTATTAATCTTGTTCTGCATCATTAGCAGTTAATCCTGGTTTTTCATCTTCTTCTTTTTCAAGAGCAGCGATCATTCCATCAATTTGTGTTTGGAAATATCTGTTATCTTGAACTTTACATCTAATTAAATCAATCGAATCAAATATTTGTGAACTATTAGTCATACCGTATTGATCTCTAATACCTAAAGTAAGAAATTTCTTTGTTCTGTCAACATCAGATTCTAATTCTTCTCTTAGTATTTTAGCTCCGTCCATATCACTTTTAATTTGCTCTAATATACTTACTGTGAATATTAGTCTTTGATTATTTACATCATGATTAGAATATATTGATTCTAATCCTTCTGGACACCCATCTTTATATAGTTCTAATATTTTATCAGATGCATTTTCTTCTCTATTTTTACATTTAGAAAGTATAGCTTGGAATTCTTTAGATTCTTTATATTTTCCAAGTTCTGTAATTTTGCTCATGCTTATTGGTTAGCAGTTAAAGGTCTTTTGTTTTTTTGTTGTTCTTGAATTGTTATCCATTCACAATTTTCTTTAGAATATCACCATTCATTATTAACTCTTTCAATAGTAAGTCATTTTTTAAATGAATCTCACATATCTTTTAAAAAATTTTCAAACTTACTCCATGCTCTTTCGTATTTTATTCATCTTCATCAATAATTTTTAAAAAATGGAACATTTGGATTATCACACCTTTGTTTCATACACATCCAAGAATTATATATTCAACTCCTTTTTTTTCATCTATTTGCATGTCAGTGTTTTGTCTTTCTTTCTAAATCTAAACATCAACAACTTTTTACTTGTCATCATCTAAGATTTTCTAATCTAACCTCAGATTCTATTCAACATTCACATTTACATAAAAAATATCTTTTATTTTTCTTAGAATCTATTTCTTTTATAATAGATAACCTATTATATTTTTCTCACTTAACTATTTCTAATCTCTTCATTTTTATTGATTAGCTGTTAACGACGCACTCTCATTTGCTATCTGACTCATTCATTGAGCACTTATGTTGTTTGTTACACTTTCACTTACTTCAGTCATTCTAGCTTCATCTCCTCATTGAGCAGTGAATAGATCTAATAATGATTGTCTGTAGATCATTGTGTTTAATTCTTGTGGTGCAGCTTTAAGTGCAATCAAGTGTGTTAATGGATCATAATCAGATGCCACTTCTACGAATTCTCCAAATGAGAGTAACTCAATATTTTGGATAGCAACTATTTCTTGTGGAGTTAGTGGTATTTCTATTTCTACTTGTGCTTCAGGTATTCCAGAAGAGATTAAGAATCTTCTATATGAATAATTCTGAGCAGCTTTTGGTCTTTCGAGTGTTTGTAATAATGGAAGTGTATTAGCATAAGCTAATCTTTCCTTATCTTTTCTTTTATCTAATTCAGCAATTGTAATAACTTGTATTCTAACAGAGCTTTCAGATAAGAAGTCTTTCTTTCTTAATTCTCTTGGTATAATACCAAAACCAGTATTTAAATTAACTAATTTTCTATCACCATCACTAAATTTTTCTAAGTATCATCTTAACCATAATAGTATAAGTTGTTTTTCTCCCCAACTCTCTACTTTAGCAGCTAGTGCTAAGTTGATATCAGTGTTATCTTGTACTAGTTCATTAGTAGTTGCAGTTTCTCTTCTTTCTGGTGTACTTCATTGTGTAACAGCACCTATAGATGTAGATGATTCTACTTGTCTGTCTAGACTTTGATCTATTACAAATGAATTATCAGCTCTTACATCTCTTTGAATTGGATTAACAGCATTATTAAGTGATTCACCTTCTAATGGGTTTACAGCAATTAGTTTATTGAATCCGAAGTTTAGATCTTCTTTATTCTTTATCAACCTAGTATTATACATATACATAGGATATAACTCAGCCATTGATTTGTCTAATCTTAAGTTTGCAATCAATGCTTTAGCTCTTTGTACATCAGATAGGAATGTTGGAACTCTATCACCGAATGGGTTATTAGTTCTTGGTTTCCAATAAGTGAAAGCAAATGGGAAAGGTATTAATGTAGCGTCTTTCTTCTCTTCTTTCTTAACAGCTTCTAATAAGTGTCCGTCTACAATAGTTCTTTGTTCATTACCCATTACAAACATTGCTTTTACTGTACCTTTATCTCATGTGAATATACCAAAGTGAGTATATATTTTATAATTAGGATTATTTGAATTTTCTTGTTTATATGAAGTGTTTAAATCAGAGTTAACTTGATCATCAGTTCTACTTCTATCTGAACCTCTGAAGTCTCCTGTATTAGGATTAAGAGTTTCTATGATTTTATCATTATACCCAAGAGCTTCTAAATCAGTTTTGAACATTTGTTTTTCAAACCCTGTATATGAATATCTTCCATTTACATAATCTCCATCTGGATCTGGTATCCAGTTTCTAGGATCAACTGTTTCGAATTTAGGACTTTTAGTTACTCAATCCCAACCAATCTTAGCAACTATACCAACACCATAAAAGAATTTATCCCAGTCTCTTTGGTATTTAAGTATTTCTATGTCTTGTTCGTTGAAGTCTTCTTCTAAAGTAGCATTTAGATTCTTTACTATATAATCTCTACCAATTTTAGTAGAAACGAATTTAGATTGTGGTCTATCTACATAACTTCTTGCCATTAATGCAGAATGCACATTGAAAATAGTTGTATCTCAGATTTTATCTTTGTTCTTCTTTTGATTATTAAATAATCTTAAGTCAGTTTCAAAGATTTCTCTTTTATTTACAACGAATCTATACCCTCTTTCATATTCAGAAGATATTTGCGATATAATATCCGTTTCAGATAATCAAGTAAGTTTCTTTATTTGTTTTAATGTTTCTTTTAACATAAATGGTCTGTTTATGTGTTAATATAAGTATACTAATAACTTTTTAGTAGATGTCAAAATCTATTTCATTATTATCTTCTTTATCTTCATCTTCCATTAAGAATTTCAACAATTGATCTTGATTTATTTCATCTTGTGATCTCTCTATAACTGTCTCATCTTCTACTCCATCATGATGATCTCTAATTAACCACCACATTCTCATAGAAATCATATCAGCCAAATCGGGTGATCTTCATAGTTCTTCTTTCATTAATGCTTTTGGAACGATTTGTAATTTACTATCATTCGCCACATCTTTCTCTTTTACAGTTAGTAGTTCTTCTGTAATTCTATCCTGTGTGTCATTATCTGTAGTAATACTTATCAATTTCATATATCTTTGAAGATAATAGAAAGACTGTGTCCTCATATTTGCGTAATTACGTTTCTTATATGTAAGTAACTTCGCGGCATACGGATGTAGGGGCTGGGCATTACCAATAAAACCTTTACATCATAATATATCCACTAGTCCTCACCCGACACCAACTTCATCCACTATAACATTGTTTATATCTACTCAATACTTATCAATCATTTCTTGTATAGTATTAGACTGTGTAACTAAGTCTCATTTCGCTATATTAATAATTTCTTTTAAATGTAATCATTCCCAGCGACCAATTTCTGTCCCATCTTTCCCCTGACGGGCTGCATCAACAACTATATAAGGAGTGTCGTCTCATTCATAGTCTCTGTTAAACATTTTATCTATTGTATTTTGATCGTACAATATACCTGGGTTATCATCAAAATTAAAATTCCCATATAGTAATCTTTGTTTACGGATTGATGATTCAGGCAGTCTTTCTAGTCTCTCGATAAATTTCTTTCATACCCACGGATTATCTCAAACAAGTGATGGGATAAATTTCATATACTCAGGAAGTGTTCATTTCTTCCAGTGGTTGTAAAACTCAGTCTTCGTGTAGTTCGTACCTGGGTTGCAACTACTAAATATTATCCCTTTATAATGCCAACTATATGTATGAATCAGTTTTTTTCATACAACTTCTGATTTTAATAATTTATATGGTATTTTTAATTTATAATAATCTGTTACAGCGCAATATCTTCCATTATCTAAAATAATCTCTTTTATATCATTTTCAGATGTTTCTATATCTTCCTCATTTTTTTGTGTCTCAGAAACTATCTTAAATAGTAATTCATATCAAGGTTTTAATTCCTTATCCGTATAATTAGCATATTCTATAGGAACTTCTGTAGAAAATGAACCATCTAATTCAGATAGTCTCCCAGAAAGTACTTCCCTTAGTTTATTTGCCATTTGTTGAGCTTCATCTAAAGCTACTCAAGTATATCCATAAGATCAAACTCTATCGTACTCAGGATCAGAAGGCTCTAAATTTGTTTGTATTAAAAATAATCTAGAACCATTTGTAAATACAATATGTCTTTCATCTCTTACTTTATCTCTATATGATTTTTCACCAAAACCTAGTCTTTTAATAACATTATAAAATGTAGCCAAAGTCGTTGCCTTCAGATCACTTAATTGTGTTCTTGATAATAGCCATGTACTACCAGGAAAAGCAGCTATACATATTCATAATATAATACCAATAACCTCAGATTTACCTCATCTTGCTCATCATCAGAAAAGCATATCCTCAGTCTCTTCATTAAAAAATGCTTTAACAGCTTCAACTTGTTTTTTAGATGCTAATATGTAATTTTCTTTCTTCATAATTTATATATATTTCCAAATAAATCCTCAAGCTGTTTTTCTATTTCACCTACAAACTGCAGTTATTCAGCTAGGTGTTATTCATAATTCTCTTCAAGCATAATATGCTCAATACCATTCTTTTACTAAAATTCAATCTAAATCATATTGTCCTAGTTTTTTACTACTATGATGATCTTTTCAGAATTTTCATTTAAAAGCTCACTTGTATCATAACTCTCTATATTTATGTTTTAGATTATCACTTCTAGTACACCATTCTAAATTTTCTAATCTATTATCGTCTCTTATTCAGTTTTTATGATTACAGTCTAGTTTTGATTCTCATATAAAAGTAGATAATACTAATCTATGAACTAAATGTCTTTTAATATCTCCATCAAAACATAATTGTACAGTCAAATATCAATTCTTGTGCTTATAAGAAGATAATATTCTCCAACTCTTTTGAGTATATTTAGGAAGGCTTTTTATATCTCCTATTTTATTTGCCATATATTTTCCTTCATAACCTGGTATATCTTTCCAAATCTCTTTTCCCATAATTTTTAAATTCAAAAAAACACACAAACAGGCTCAATTGGAATAGTACCCGTTTATATGTTTTCTAAAATCTCCAATTGATTTAAACTATTCCATTAACAATATATCACTTATAGTAAATAAATCAAACTTTAATAATTAGTTATTATTAATTACTTGAATATTAATCGTTGTAGGAATAAGTTTCTTGTGATCTAATGAATCCTCCTCTCTTCCTAATAATGATTGATTATTCTTAAAGGCTTCGGACTTCATTGATATTATATCCTTTATAGATAATGATTCATCTCACATCTCTAATCTCTCAATTAGTATATCATTACTCTCCTTGATAATCTTCTCGTTCTTACTCAACATTATCTTTTCAGAATATCATTCTGGAATTACCTTAGGAGGAGTCTCTAAAGATTCCATATATAGTAATGCTTCTTGTTCGTCCATAGTTTGTTCTGGCATTTGATTGTATATTATGTAGTAGGCTTGTGGGGTCAAAGTCTTTGTTGGGTATCCTCGGTTTAAGAAGTCTTCGGTTTAAGAAGTCTTCGGTTGGCTTTATATATGTTATTATAAGGTTTTTACTTTAAAGTCAATAGAAAGTGAAATCTTCAAAAAATACGGGAGTGGTATATACTACTTCTTTTTTATTTTTCATTCGCCCACCCCTCCCCGGGTCTCTGAAATTCCCCCTTCTATATATAAAATCTTGTGGTTCGACGCCTTTTCCTGGCTAAAACTATGTCTATAAAAAACCTACCTCTCTACGTCGCTTAGGTATGCGCGGTTCACATAACTTCTGTTATGTGATGTAGTTGGTTAGATACGTTTGCTTACATTGTATCCTATTTAAGGTTAAAGTCTCTTAGAAACGATGTGATAATGTAGATTTTGCTATGTGTGTTGAAGTCTTCGCAGGACTTTATATATATTCATATATGAATTAAAAGGTTGTACTTTAATTGTGTACACAAAACATTGAATTGTGTTCACAAAATTAAGGCTTTTGTTCACTTTTTTTTAATAAATTGGCTTTACTAAGCTATTTTATACTTTTATAGTTACTTAATATAATATTACCTTAGTCAAAACACCATATTACTATACTTTATATAGTAACTTTATATAGTACAATTCAAAGTGTGATTTTGCTGTTCACGCTGTTCACACCACTTCGATTTATCCGACTATAGTCAAACAAAGTCCTGTGAACACTTTGACCCGTGAAGTGTTCACAAAGTGTACACAAAAAATATATCAAAAAAACGAACACAATAAAAAATTAATTTGTCAAAAAAAAGACCGTCAACGAACCTCAAAAAGGTGTTCACAAAAAAAATAAAACTATATTATACAACAAAAAAGCCCTGCGAAGACTACTTTTTCACAAGTTTCCGTCCTAAAATGACTAAATAGCCATAAAACTACTCTTCTATTGACAAAATACAATCACCCAACCTCGCTACACTTATTTTTCGTAGGCTCTCAATAATGCCACGAAGAAAAAATGTATAGTATACATAAAGATCTCATTTGTCAAAAAATGACTGAAAGTAAAAAAAGTCACTACTTCCTTGACAACCTCCAAATATTTTACAAAAAAAAGACTTCACCACCACGTGAAATCTCTTTATATCTGGATATTTATTTACATATTATATTCTAAACGATTCTTTTCATTATTTATACTACCTTTTTTATTACTTGTAAACGATAAGTTTTCCAGTTCTTTTTTTATACATGCTATAGTATTATTAAGATCTTTACCTTTTAGGTGTAAAGTTTCTACCATTACTTTATCCCAGAATGCATTTATTGCATCATCGAACACATTATCACTGATAGTATTTATTTCTTCTATTGTTTTCATAGTTTATTTATTATTAAGTAATTCTTTATTTTCATAAATGTTTCAGATAACTTCTATATCTTCTTTAGTTTGTCCACCCAATCAACTATGGCTTTCAGAATATAAAACAGTATATATAAAGTCATTGTAGTCACAGCAATGATGAGGATACATATCTTTTCATATTCAATCAATTATTATATATCATTCTCCTTTATCAGTATCTCTATGAGAGAGTATATCTCCCTCATATATAGGAGTACCATTCTTATCTTTGAGTCATATGTATTGATTTAGTATATAATCGTAATTTACATTTAATACTCATACACAAGAACTATCTGTGATATCTAAATCATAAAACCTTTTTTCTTCTTTCAACCAAGCTCTAAACTTAATTTCTCTCATAATCACAACATTATTAAACTAAAATATTTTTATTTCCTAGTTCGTGTTTTCTAAATAACACATCATCAATATCTAATCAGGTTCTTAATTCACTATGTGTTTTTTCTAATAGTAACTTCTTAAGCACATCTTTTGATATTCACAATAATTTCATAGTCTTTTGATTTTCGTATTCAACTTCCTTTTTATTCTCATAATTTTGTAGGTCCATCTTTCTATAAGTTATTAATAAACATTTCTATATTAGCTTCATTTTCTTCTGCACTATCTGAGAGTATACAATCTTCACAATCATTTCAGAACGGTGCGAAGACTAAGACTACACTGACTACTATTAACATTATACTAAATGTTATCATTAATTCTTTTAAGTTCATTTTATTTTTATATTAATAAGTAATTAAATTATCTCCATAGAACACTGCTTCTCTTATTTGTTGTTTTACTGCTTCACACTTTCTATTTTCACTTTTATTATATGAATCAAGTAATTGTTCATAACTATGCACTTTATTTGTATTTTTCATATTATTTTTTATTAAAATATCTTCTTATTATATAACTTCTTAGTAAGCTAATTATTGTAAAATATAATCAGATCAGTAAATTATCTTGTATACTCACTTGTATATTAAATAATGGAAATATAAGCAACTGACTAATTAAAGCAGTCAGATAACCTATAAATACATTTGTGAGTGATTCTATTAAGGATTGTTTTTTAGTTTGATTCATTTATTCTATCTTTAGCTATATTAAAATACTTTTCATCTAACTCAATTCCTATAAAATCTCTATTTGTATTTTTACAAGCTACTCACGTTGTTCAGCTTCACATTGTAAAATCTAATACTGTTTCTCATTCATTTGTATAGGTTTTTACTAAATCCTCCATTAATGCAACTGGTTTTTGAGTAGGATGTAATCAAGAATAATCTTTTTTATATTCTAGCACGTTTGATTTATATTTTTTTCATTCTGGAAGATTAAATACAGAAGGGAATTCTTTATTCATCTTAAATATTAAATCATCCCTGTATCCCTTATTTATTACGAACAATTCATTAAAGCTTTTGAATCAATCCATTTTATTTATATCAAAATAATCAATAAATAAATTATATGTTTCTTCTGTGCATAATGCAAATTGAGAGGAGTTTACCCTTAATGTATGATCTACCCTCTGTCATATTTTATTAACTATTGATTTTTTATCTAGTCCTACAAAAGATATAATTTTTTCAAAATATAATCTCAATGGATGGAATCATTCAAAATCGTGTTTATTATGAGATTTACTAAATACTAATATATCTTCTGTATATATAACAGGTGCTTTTTTTGCTATTAAGCTATTTGCAAAATGATCTTTTTTCCAAATAATTCTATAATTAAATGGAATATTAGATATTGCTTCAATTATTAATTTACTTGTATATGGTTCTTGAGAAAATAAGATCAGTTTTCAATTTTTTCTCAACAATTTATTTGCTCTATTAAAAATATCAGATGGATTTACTTCTGTATCCCATTTATTTTTTCATTTCATTCAATGAGTAATTCATTCAGTTGAGGCTATTCATTTAATTGTTCAATATGGAGGGTCTGTAATAATTGCATCAACCTTGACTCATTGTTTAATTAACTTATCCATTTCTTTTAAACATTCTCAATTTATTAATTTCATAATTCCCAAGTTATTAATAAGTATATTATGTTAGCCAGGCGAAGACCCCTTCTATAAAAGACTCAGTTTATATATGCAATATATTTAGAGTATTTATTATGAGTCATTCCCTAACTGACAAATCAAGTATATCACAACTTTACTTCAAAGTCAAATCTTTTTAATACTTTTTGTATTCTTTTAATACTTTTTAATATTTAATAAAATACTTCTACCTTATATATGGAATTTTATAACCTATTATATATAAGTATCTTCTATTCTTTTTTACTGGAAACTAATATTATCTTTTGACTTTCAAGTAATAATCAATACAATGCTTCTATAACTTAACCGATAAAAAACATATGGCTATATTAACAGATACGGAGTTTGAGACTTTGAACAATCAGATATTAATGATTGACGAGCAAATAAAGGTTATGCAGGATAGTAAGATTAAGACTTGGGAAGCTTTCTGAATAACGAAACAGTGATACTACCATAGAAAGAAGAGACTGTGATTATAATAGATCTATAGAACAAAACTTGGGGTTTTATAGATAGTATGTCTTTTATAAGTTTTCATCCCAAGTTACTTATAGGAGACATTTTATTTATAAACGAATTAAATTATGACAAAAATGGCAGGACATAATCCGTACTCTGATATGAAAGATTTCAGAATAGAACAAGAAAAACATATGGAAGAATTTGTAAAAGATAAAATCATTGAAATGGAATTATTCTGTGAGAAAAAAATGAAAGAATTTTGTGAAGAAATTAAAATTAAATAAAACAATCTCCCCTTGATGACAATAAGCCTTTGTGAATGGAGGATAAAAAGGGGGAAAATAAATACTATTGTATACTGGAGGTTTGACTATGTTTTTACCTATAAGGTAATATATTTAATCAATTAAATTAGATAAATCCAGTATACATTATGACCGAGTGGCGGAATAGGTAGACGCACAATGATTTGGGGTCTCGATAACCTCCTTTGAATCGTGGGAAAATGTAAGTGGCTATAAAGACGATTAGCTTACAAGGTGCAAATCCTTGTCTCGGTCTCTATATTCTCAGTTCGTCTAATGGTAGGACTACAGACTTTGACTCTGTCAATTATGGTTCGATCCCATAACTGAGAACCATAATTTAATAAATGAATGTAGTTCCTAATAATAAGATTAGCAAAGCGTCTATTACGAATTACATTGATCTATTAAATAAAAATAAAATACTTAAATAACTAACTTGGGAACATGGATATTTTTGACAAAATAAAAGACCTTGAAATTCTGACAGTACTTGATGCTGCATGAATCTCATATAAGAAAGACTCATGACAGCCACATACTTATACTCTATTAAAAGACGATGGAACTCTTAATAATAGTTTTAAGGTAAGTTCAAGTAAGAATATTGCCAAAGACTTCGGTTGAGATGGAGTTGAGTGAGGACCTTTTGATTTCATCGGAAGATATTTACTCAAACAAGACACTCAGTCAACAGTAGGGAAAGCAATGACAGTTAAATGGTTCATAGATAAAGGATTAGTAGAAGCTCCAGATCAAAAGAAAGAGTTTGTTAAATCATTAAGTTGAACTGAATTACTAGAACAATTTGACTCTCTTAAATTATGAGGATATAAAAAAGAAATATCTTCGCTACTACTAAGTAGATGAGTATCATCTGATTTTATAAGTAAGAGTATCAATAAGATAGGCGAAGTCTTTAAGGATATTGGATACTATGATAATTACTTCTGTACGGAATATCCAACTTCTAAAGATGATAATGATAAATGGATAAATAAAGAATGAGATAATCCAAAGACTGTGCCAGTATTCCTTTTCCCTTGTTATGACGGGTCTAAGAACCTAATAGGACTGAAACTAAGAAGGAAAGATTGAAAGACAATCAGAGGAAAGAAAAGCCTTGCTGTTGGAAAGACTGGGTTAATGTATGATTCAATAAATCCAAAGACTTCAATTGTTGTGGAATGAGAAATGGACGGGATTATACTTTCTATTATGTGATACAAAGGAATTATATCTAATTGTGGTTGAGTACAATCAGGACGTAGTTACTTGAAATCATTATTATATGATGTAGAGAAAGTTATATGTTTATATGACAACGACTTAGCATGAGAAAGTGGTAAGTTAGCACTTGCTGAAACCATGTGAAGACCTATTCATACTATAGACTATCCAATTAGAGAAGATAGAAACGGGAAAAAACTAAGTGATGTGAATGACTTCTATAAAGTAGGATACGATACAAAAGTTAAGTGGGACAAGATATTCAGTGAAACAAAAGTGGTATGAGAAGATAATGTGAAACAAGATAAAAGATTTATCATGTTAGATAAATACTTAGAATACTATGACACTAAATATAAAAGATACCAAAAAACAGATAATGTAGCAAGTTCGTTATGAATGACAAAGAAGGAATTATTCCAATGTGTTCAGGGTGGAAGTATACCACAATACGAAGACTTATGTTACAAAGCTTGAGGTAAAAAAGGTTTCTATAATACACTTGATGAATCATTAATTGTTTCACATGGTTGAGAAGAAGAACCTATCCTACATCCAAATATAGAGAAACTAATTCTTAATATATCAGGTAACAAGAAAAAGAATGCAAAATGGATACACCAATCAATCTTATATAAGTTAACTCATTTGAATGATGTTAATTTACCAGCTTTGATTCTGTATTGAAGTGGATGATCTGGTAAGGGGACATTCTTGAACTTACTATCTAAAATCTTTGGTGCTGTGAATACTCAGGTAGGACTAGGACAAAAGGATTTGGAAAGTTCATTTGATAGTTATAGTTGAAATAAACTAATTGTTGAATTTAAAGAGGTGTCATCTGGTAATAAACATAACGATAAAAAGATACTAGATAGGATCAAATCATTTGTATGAGAACCTACTATTAGTGTGAATCAAAAGAATAGAGATGTTCGTGAGGTTGATAATATTGCACGGTTTCATTTAAGTAGTAATCATGCTGTACCTATTCAGTTGGATAGTAAACATAGTGGGAATAGACGTTTTACAATTATTAAAACTGGGAATTCTTTATGACCTCTATGATCTGTAATAAATAAGGAAACACTTACTGATAAAAAAGTAATTAAACAATATATCTCATGGCTATATGAAACATACCCTGAAATTCCTTATTTGACACAATTGGAGGCTTTGGATAATGCTGAGAAGAATCAATTAGAAGAAAACTGTGAAGGTTCTGCTAATCTATTCTTTGAATGGGTTGAGAATAAATACCCTCATGTATATAAGATTACAAACATTGAGAAGAATTATTTATTAGACTTATATTGTACTGATATTGGCGAAGACTCTTTCGATATAAAATATAAACAATCTAATTTTGATCTATGATTAAGCCATAGGTATGAGAAGAAAAGAATGAGAATAAGGGGTAAAACTATCAGAGGTTACTATATCAATAAGAATGATGACCAGATGTTAAATATGCCAGAAGGTACACACTGAGAATTTACTGAGAACGAACTACCATGCTAGGTGGTATATCCTAGCTTTATTTTTTAATAAATTATTATGATTCAATGAGCTCCTTATAAAATGACTACGGAAGAAAAAGTCTCTGCTATAAATACTATGTACGAAGATAATAAAATTACCTTAGAAACTAAACTTAGATTAATAGAACTTAACTCTTAATAAGATATTATGGAAAAAGTAATTAAAGATTGAAAGACTTACTTTTATGAAAGAAGAGAAATAAAATCAAAATGGCATTCTCCAATTATTGTAACAGATAGTGAAGAGGAAGCTAGAGAAGGTATAGATGATTACTTTAATAATTTATAGATATGAAACATATTATAGTTAAATATGCTTTTAAAAGATATTGAGTTAAGTACACCTGAGAGTATGAACTAAATCTTTCAGAGATTAAAGAACAGATAGAGAGGAAAGAAATGGTAGAAGTAATTTTAGAAGTTAATGAATAGAAGATGAAAAAAAAGAAAGAAGTTTACTTTATTGAAGATGATAAAGTAAAAAAGTGAACTGTTGAAACTAAAGAAGTATTAATATATAGATGAGAACAAAAATATATTTATTATGATGAAAATCAAGAAGAAAGAAAGAAGTTATTAATTAAAAATTTAGGTTGGGATTTAACAACAGAAAAAAATGAATTAAAAAATTTAGAAAAAAGACAGGAGACAGCATTTAATAAACAAAAAAAAATCGTAGATGACTTAATTGAAAAAATAAACAATTTAAAATAATACCCATGAACAAAGACCAACTTAAACAAATAAAGGAGTTCTTTACTATTGAGAAGAAGGAGTTTTCGTTCTATATGCAGAAGATGGTAAATAAGAAACATAAGTTTTTTACTAGAGACTGTCTTCCCCCTATGTATAAAGATATAATGAAACTGGAAAGATTTCCTTATACGGTATGAACTCCAATATGATTTAAACAGAATGTTATTCCCGATGAGATTAAAGCAAGGTTTGCGGAGAATATATCATTTCAAGAGAATATCCTTAGAATCATTAAAAAAAGGAATGAAGCCTATAATTATAGATGTGGAATTATTAAAGCGAAGACTGGTATGGGGAAGACTCATATCGTAATGGACATCATAGAGTACTTACAATGTACAACCTTAGTATTAGTAACTAATAAGAAACTAATGCAGGAGATGATGGATAAGATGGCCTCTATGACTAACTTTACACCAGCTCAATACTGAGATGGGAAAAAGAATATAGACTTCGTAACTATAATGACTAAAAGTTCATTCTTAACTTGTCCAGATGAATTATTATCTGATTTTGATTCTGTTATTATAGATGAATGCCATCAATGATTCAGTAAGAAATTCAGAGATAAATTCAATGTTGCATTTAAGAATAGAGATGTTTACTTATATGGACTCTCTGCAACTCCAAGTACTGTTGATTTAGATGAGAAAGATCTGGAGAAATACTTTGGTAAGGTTATAGAGATTAAAAAGGAATATGATTTTATTCCATCGTTTACTTTCTATAATTACCAACATAACGAAGATGCTGAATTCTTATATAATGATGAGGAATCATGAGAATCTTATATGAAAAAGATCTATGAGTTTGAGCATTATGCTGAATTGAGATGAAATATGTGAGAAGATAAACATAGAATTGCTGAACAAAGGAAAGCTGTTGTTCAAAACCTGTCAAAACAATGTTCATTAATACTATGTGATAGGATTTCAGAAATCCAACTCTGGGAAGACTACTTCTCTATATATGATGATTATGATATAATTACAATCACTGGCGAGACGAAGATTTCGGATGACAAAGTCTTATTAGAAGAAGCCCTTGTGAGTGATAAACCTACTATAATTATCTGATCTATTAAGAAATGTTCTGTAGGGTTTGACTACCCAGTTATAGATTGTGTGTTTATATTCAGTGCTATTAAATTTGAGAATACAGTGATTCAGAGTATATGAAGATCCTTAAGGAAAAGTCCTGGGAAGACTGGTGCTGACATATTTGTTTGGAATGATAAAATCCTTGATAAACAAAGAGTCCAGAAACAATCTGCTATAATGGATGAATACTGAGTTCCTAAGAATTGAATCAAAGTAATAGAAGTTAATAAACATAAGAAAAAGAAAGGTGAGATAGCTTTAGAATTTTAAATAAAAGATTATGTGTAAAACATGCAAGGCATTATGAACTGATAAAAGAGATTGTCCTTATGCAAAAGTATCGTGGATTAATAATTTTATTAATGAGAAGTCTATTTATGAAGATATTGAAGAAAGAAAGAATTGAATAAGTGTTGTATGTGAAAAACATAACCACCACCTAGATTTAATAATTGATGATGTTCATTTCTGTCCTAAATGTATAGAAGAAGAAGATCTCATCAATACACCACCTCATTATACTAAATGATGAATCGAACCTATTGATTTCTCTATTAGTAATGATCTAAGTTTCTGTGAGGGTAATGTGGTTAAGTACATAACAAGATATAAGCATAAGAATTGAATCGAAGATTTAAAGAAATGTCAGTTTTATATTAATAAGATTATAGAAGGTTATGAGAAAACCAAGGGTAAGTGTTCAAATGACTATCCAATCTCTATATGAGGAATATCTAAAACTAACTCCAGAGAATCCATTAGGGTACCAAAGGTTTAATAATAGGCACAATGCTTGATATACATATAATCAGATACTAGAAATAGGGAAATTACCATCTAGGAAAATAATGAATGGAAGTATGCCAGAACCAAGAGTGGTACAAAAAACTAATAATAACAGAGAAAAATACTGGAAAGATTATTTTAAAAAACAAATAGAAGATGAAAGAACTACAAACACAAATTAAAGCCTGACCGTTTAAGTTAGAATCTGGTTTCACTACAGCTTGGCTCAAGACCTTAAGAGACAAAGGTTTCTATGTTGATAAGATTAGTGATGGGAGTATTGGTACTAAAAAAGTCGATTGCTACATAGCTACTAATAAATCCTTTTATATATGTGAGATTAAGATTATTAATAAAGATATCTTTCCATTGAGTAGGTTGAGACCTAATCAATTAAAAGGACTAAGACTTGCAAATAATCTATGAAAGAAATTCTGACTAAAAGATCTAGCTATAGTCGTAGTCTATTCTAAAAAGTTTAATGATTATAAAATTGTTCCATTTGATATAATAAAAGATATAGATATAAATGATTCGCTTAAATTGAAATTTAATATATAATATAAATATATAATTTTTAATTTAATTTTATGACATACTTATTGAAAAAAGGAGAAGTATTTAATAGCTTAACAGTCATAAGAGAAGTTGATAGATCTTATCAACCATCTTGACATTCTTATAGGAAAGTATTATGTAGGTGTATTTGTTGAATAGAAAAAGAAATATGATTAACAAACATAAGAAGGTGAGATACAAAATCATGTTGATGTTATAAAAAATCAGGACTAAATAAAATCACACATTGATTAACTTGATCAAATATATATACGGTTTGGAGAAATATATTTAATAGATGTGATAATAAGAATAACTCGTCTTATCTTAGATATGGATGAAGATGAATTACTTATGATAAAAAATGGGAGAATTTTGAAGAATTCTATAAAGATATGTATGTGACTTACAAAAAATGATTAACATTAGATAGAATTAATAATGATTGAAATTATTGTAAAGAAAATTGTAAGTGGTCTACAAAAAAAGAACAAGCAAGAAACAGAAGTACAAATCATATATATAAATGAAAAACATTAGCTCAATGGTGTGAAGAAAAAAATATTAGATATTGAAAGGTTCAAAATAGAATACACCAATTATGACGGAGTATAGAAAGATCTTTAGAAATAAATCAACAAACACTAAAAAACATTAAAAAGTATTAAAAAGATTTGACTTTGAAGTAAAAATCAATACAATGAGTCTATACAGTAATTATCTGTATGGACTTTTATTTACATAACTCTTATATAAAAATGAGTATGACAGAAACAATTAGCGAAGATGCTAACACATTATATCTATCTATTGTCGGTGGAAACATGGTACAAAAGGTAGATGAAGGAACTCCAGGATCAAAAAGAAGAGACTACGAAGTTGGAACTTGAGAAACTAAAACGGTAGGTACTAAATTTGAATTACACCATAAAAACTTAATTGGTAGAATTTCAGGATTAGAATTTGTTGATGGTAACTTTGGTGAACAATTTATATTAAGTCTTACTAATGGTGAAGATAATGCTAAAATACATTTAAACACATCAAGTAAATATTTTGCAGCATTTGCTAAAAAATTACCTAATATTGATCTTGAAAAAGATATTACTATTAATTCTTATGATTTCCAAACTAAAGACGGAAAACAATTAACTGGTACTGATATTAAACAAGATGGAGAAAAAGTAGAAGATAACTATTGGGATGGATCTAAAGCATTAAATGGTATTCCAGAAGTATCTAAAGCTGATGCTAAAAAGTTTGATTCTGACGATTGGAAAATGCATTTCATGACAGTTAAAAAGTTCCTTAAAAAAGAAGTTGAAAAAGTAGTTTTACCAGATACTAATGAAACTCCTTTAGAAATCAATGATGTAGATGATGTATTTGAATAATTAAAATATTATGACTGATAAAGAAATCTTAGAAAAATATGGGTTCACAATTATTTGTGAATCTCCATTTGAAATATCAAATGAAGTTAATGAAAAAGCTGAATGAGAATTAGCTTACATGGTATTAGATCATTGTAAATATTTTTTAAATAAAGACGATGAATAATATAAAACCTGAATTCATTCAGCTTATTAAATTCCAAGACTCTATCAAAGATAAAGTAAAACAATTAGAAAAATTAATGCCTTGATCTCCAAATGAGATTAAGGTCATTGATTCACAATATTATGCTTACAGAGCAATACTTTGAGAGATAGATATGTTTATGGAAGATGGTGCTGAGGATGAGAGAGATAAATTACAGGAAATAGCTTATGACTTAATGGATGAAGATGAATAAGAAATATAAAAAACTTATTTCTTTGTATGAAGATAGAGATATTACTTGATGATCTATATTTAATGAAGCAAGAGAAAATGCTATTAAAAATAAGGCTCTTTTATTAAATATGCCCTTTTATTTAGGATGAGAAATAGTGACTTTACAGTATGATTGTATTACTGATGATCTATTTTTACAGATTTCAGTAAGTGATAGAAGGTGTAATTATTGAATTAGATTTGATAAAATAAAACTATGAAAATATATAAAGAATTAGAACAATGAACTGAGGAATGGTTAGCTGTTCGTAAATGAGTGGTGACAGGGACTAAGTTGAAATGAGTCCTTTGATGACCGAAGGCTCAGTTAACTGAATACTACACATTACTAGCTGAAAAATATGTAGAAGAGGAAGACTTAAAAGCTTGGGAAATAATTGAGAGAGGTAATGAATTAGAATGAATTGCTAAAAACAATTATGAAATATTAAGTGGAAATAAAGTAGAAGAAGTTGGATTTATAGTAAGAGATGACAGGCATGGACTAAGTCCTGATGGAATTATTTTAGATGAAGATTGTGGATTATATACATGAAGTATAGAGATCAAGTGTCCAATGTGAAAGAATTATGTTAAATATCTATTAGAAGATAAGATACCTGATGAATACAAATGGCAAGTAGTTAACTACTTCCTTATAATGGAAGACTTAAAATGGTTAGATTTTATTATCTATAATCCAGATGTTTCATCTGAAATACCAAGTATTCATGTAATAAAAGTTACAAGAGAAGACTTACAAAAAGAAATACAAAAAGCAGAAGAAAGATTAAGTTCTTTTAAAGAAACTTGGGATGAACTTGAGGATAAATTATTAATTAAAGATGTAGAATTATGTTAGTAGCAATTGAAGCTGAAAGATATTATACAGTAAAAGAGATGGCAGAAATACTTAGTCTTAATCCACCTATTGTATCAAAGAAGTGTAGAGAATGAGTAATTGAATGTTCAAATATAGGATCTGAAAAGAGAGCAAATTATAGAATTAAAGGGGAAGCTATTTTAAATTTATTAATCAAATAATTATGGAAATTTTAATGTACGGAACTATTATAGTGTTAATTGTTATTACTGGGATTTTATTATTAGAAAGAAAAGTATTACTAGAAGCGTTAGAATGTACGGAAGATGAATTAAAAGAATCTGAGGAAGACTTTAGATGT